TGACGGCTCCGGTTACGGCGACGGCAACGGCGAAGGCGACGGATACGGCTCCGGCTCCGGCTCTGGCTCAGGCTCGGGCTCTGGCTACGGCTACGGCTCCGGCTACGGCGCGGACTTGTTGGAGAATCAACCTAATGAGTGAAGACGGCCTCCGCGCTGCCCTCACTAAGCTACAGGGAGAGGGATGATGACTGGCGCCTATTACAACGAGATCGAACCCTACGCAGCCCAGTGGCTGCGGAATCTGATTGCAGCCGGGCACATTGCGCCAGGTGACGTAGACGAACGCAGCATCGAGGATGTGACTTCAGATGACCTCAAGCCGTATACCCAGTGCCACTTTTTTGCCGGAATTGGCGTGTGGTCCTACGCTTTTCGACTGGCTGGATGGCCAGACGAGCGCCCCGTCTGGACCGGATCCTGCCCCTGTCAACCTTTCAGCGCGGCAGGCAAAGGAGGCGGGTTTGCTGACGAGCGGCACCTTTGGCCAGCGTTCCACCATCTCATCAGCCAGTGCCGCCCTCCAACAGTCTTTGGCGAGCAGGTTGCAAGCAAGGACGGCCTCAATTGGCTCGACCTTGTACACGCTGACCTGGAAGGCTCGGGCTACGCCGCGGCAGCAGTCGATCTATGCGCTGCGGGCGTCGGCGCGCCGCACATCAGGCAACGACTCTGGTGGGTGGCCGACCACATCAACACGCGACTGGAAGGGCGGCTATCTGGGCGGCCGGATCAGGGACGGGAAGATCAGCACAGACGTGCTGGACGTGACGGCGCAGTTGGCGGGCTGGCCGACGCCGACGAAAAGCAATGGCGACGGCGGTCAGATAGCGAAGGATTGCTCTCCCACAGGCCGCCGGTCGGACGGGTCGAAGGCGACGGTGAGCGTCAACCAGATTGCGCAGTTGGCGAGCTGGGCGACCCCGAGAGCGGAGGACGCGGAATCCGCAGGGATGCGGTGGTCACGCAGCAAAGCGGACACCCTGACAGCACAAGCGACACACCTGACGGGCTGGCCGACGCCGATAGCATCGCCAACCAACAACTTGGACCCGCAGGCGTTCCTACGGCGCAAGGGGCGGAGCCTGAACGGCGCGATAACGGACATAGCGGTCCTAGCGACGCTGGCGAGCTGGCCGACGCCGTGCGCAACGGAACCCAATACGGCGCCGGAGAAGGTTTGGGAGCGCAAGCAACGCCTGACAGCAGAGACGGGGAACTATCGGGGGAACGACTGCGGTTTGGGTTCGAAGGTTCACCTGACGGGCTGGCCGACGCCGATGGCGGGCAACTCGGGCACGGACACGTACAACCCGGCGGGCAATTCGGACTTCACAAGGAAGACGGAGGCATTGGTGGGTCGCGAGATAGCGGGCCACGGGCTGAAGCTGATGAATTGGACCGCGGAGGATGGCCCGGCCCGACTAACAGCTTCTGGCGAGATGCTGATTGGCTCTACTGCAGGGATGGGAAGTGGCGGCCAGTTGAACCCGGCACATTCCCGCTGGCTCATGGGACTATCGCCCGAGTGGGACGTCTGCGCGCCTACGGCAACGCCATCGTCCCGCAAGTCGCGGCGGAAGTGATCGCGGCGTTTATGGGCGCCACCGATAATTTAAAGGGAGAGAAGGAATGACTGGACGAATGGCCCGCAATAAAGGCGCCCGCGGCGAAAATGAATTGGCCGCGATTTTGAGTGATGAGCTTGGTTTTGTGGTGAAACGCAAATTGGGCCAAGCGCGTGATGGCGCTGACGATATTGAAGTTGGCAAATTCCGCATTGAAGTTAAGCGCCGGGAGACGCTCGCCATTATGCAATGGTGCCGGCAGATCGAAGCTTGTACGCCAAAGGATCAAATCCCGCTTGTTGTGTTCCGACAAAACGGCGAGGAATGGCGCGTGGTGATGCGGATGAAAGACTTGATCCCATTGATGCGTGAAGAAATTGCCGGCCCTACTGCATACCGTTCCGCAGAGCCGCACTCAGAACCGCCGGGACAACCAGTTGAGCCGCCTGGAAAGCGGTTAGATCGCCCATGAAGTAACTGGCAGCGGCGCCAATCACGGTCATGCCGGCAGCCACATACGTCTTCTTACCCTTAAGAATTCCAAACATAGCAATCTCCTATTTGAGGTTGACGAGCTTGTAATGAGTCGTGCTGTAAAGTTGCATGAGATCGTCGAGCAGATTTTCGATCATCGTGTTCTTTTTGGCGAGCTGTTCGCGGTTCTTGGCAATCCAAGTAAGTTCTTCACGGATTTTATCAGTGATGTCGCCCTTGGTCACTACGGTGATACGAACTTCACCGATCAGACCATACCAGCCTTGATACGTTTCAATGATGGCGTCGATCTTATCGATCACGTTATCATAGAACTTACCCAGAGCCTTGTGCTGGCTATAAGATTGAGTTGCCCAATGAGCCAGATGGGCAGCGTTACGAATGGCAAAAACGCGAGACGCGAGTTCTTCGATCATGGGTGAAATCCCGTTTGATATTGCATCCGGCCGCGAGCAACGTGGCTAGTCAGGATTATTTTCCGATTTCCAGTAGGCTTATAGCTAACATGAACCCAACCACTTTCCGGGTTACCAGATGCATAGCACTCTAGAATGAGTTGATCAAAATCGCACTTTGCGCTGATCCATTTCGCCAAATCGACATTAGCCAGGCCTGGAACTTCAATGTCAGCCGCCTCACCGCGGCAATGTTGGCTGGTCGGCATTCCGCCAATGGCCTTGTTCACTTCAGGGCTGCGATAGCCGCTGTTAATTTGAACTTCGCCCAGATTTTCACGGATGACTTCCAGCACTTTTTGACAAAGGGCTTTCATGGCTTCAATGCATTCCGCATCCGGCGTGTTGTCCATTGAAAAACGAATAGCCGTTTGGCTTTTGGTCATTTCTTCCAAAGAAAAATTCTTGGAAAGCTGCATCAGTGAAGACCGTGTTGAAATGTGTTGAACAAAGTGACCAAGGCCCATCCGGCAATTGCGATAACGATGCCCCAGACGCCTTTGCTCATATTGCCAATGCTATCGCGCAAAGAAAGCAATTCTTTTCGCGCTTCAGCCCACCGATCGGCACAAAGGTCTTCGTGACCTTCGATTTTCGCAATTGCCTTATCGGCTATTGAACGGGCTTGCATGGCGATTTCCAGCGAAGTGGTCGTGTTGTTGCGAGCTTCGGTCATGGAAGGGCCGTGTTGTTATAAGGAAACTGCCTGGTCGTTCCCGGCCAGATTATACGAACTGCACCAGTGCCGGGGGTGCCGGCGCTACCGCAATAACTTGCTCCGGCCCCATAAAGACCGCCGTTTTTGCCGCAGCCGCTAGCACCGCCACTGCCACCACCACCAGGCGTTCCATATCGCGTTCCACCGGCGCCGCAATTGGTTTGACCATTAATGCCAACGCCGCCTCCACCTTCACGAATGCCGCCACCGCCCCCGCCACCGCCGGTTCCGTTGTTGCCATCCAGATTGCCGCCATTGCCGCCATTGCCGCTATAGCCGCCCGCACCGCCCCCACCGCCATTGGCAGCACCGCCAAAGCAAGGATAATTAGCGCCGCCAGAGCCACCGCCACCGCCACAACCACCACCGTCACCAGTATGCGTACCGCCAGCGCCACTACCGCCAAACACGCCATTAGTGGCGGCGCCGCCTTTAACGACCGACGTGCTGACAAAATAGCTATTGCTGGTCGTTGATCCGACGACCACCGTGTACGAATTGCCCGGCGTGACAGTGTAATTGTTCTTGTAGCCAAGGCCACCGCCCCCGCCACCCCAACCGCCATACGGAGGGCCGCCATAAGGGCCTGAGCCGCTTCCACCGCCCCCAACAGCCATTACGCTGACGCTGGTGACGCCAGCAGGGGCAACCCAGCTATAGGTGCCGGGAGACACATACGATTGAGATCCGCCATCAACGCCAGAACGGCTGGCAAAGCCAAAACCCTTGGCCGATTTAGCTGCGCGAGTGATCGGTGTCGGCATTATTTAAACTGCGTCTGACCGGCGAGAACGGTGTAGGTAGCGGATCCTGTTTTGATCACCGTGTACACATAAACATCGATGCCGCTGGCATTGCCGCCAAGCCATGCAGCACCGTTTTGATATTTCGGCGTGACAGCAGAACCATCGATCGTGACCGCGGTGTTGTTGTAAGGCGTAGTGCCCTGAGCCGCCATAAACACGAGCGTAATGCACTGGCCGGTGGACATCAGAGAATTAAGCGTCGTGCTGCTGTTGCCCCGGATGTTGATGTTGAAATTCGCGCTGGCATTGGTGGTGTAATACAGCACCGATTGCGTGGTCACGTCGAAGTTAATGGTGCCGGTAGAAGCCGTTGCGCTAACGGTTACCACTTCGGCGGAATTGGTCAGAATTTCCGCCAAGGAGCCAGTGGCGCCGGAAAACGTTTGCGTTCCCGTCCAGGTGTTTGCCGACGTAGGAACGGCATAATCAGTGCCGGCACTAGCTGCCGTAATTACGGATCCAGAGCCATTGCCCTTAAGAAGGCCGCTCAGGGAGCCAATGATTAGCGTCGAAACAACCGCGGGCTGACTATAAGTCAGGGCATCATTCGTGGTCGTTGGAGCGCCAACACCGGTCAGTTTGAAACCGTTCAACGGGATATTGGCGGTCACAATCGTCTGGCCATCCTTACAGATAGCCGTACTAAGGCCGGTGGCCAAATCCGAAGTCAGGGCATTAAACGCCGTAGACGTAATGGTGGTGCCGCTAACAACAGGCTGACCAGACGTGTTGATTACGAATGTACCGGTTCCGTTGTAGCTCATTTTATTGCCCCATCATTCTTGCAGTGTGCATACCGGCTTCAGTTGCAGCACCAGCGCCCACCAAGCGAAGGCCCCACTTAACTACTTTGTTGCGAGCCTCTTTAATCCCAACAGTTTTCGCCGTATCGCGTATTTGTTGAAGATATTTTTGTTGTTGAATCGGACTGATTTTTCCGTTTGTAGCGAGGTCGTTAAATAATTTTTCAGCAGCAGGAAGAACGTCTTTGTCGGGCAAATTCTTCAATTGAACGACTTGAGATTGGAAATTAAGCCGCGTTTTTAGAGCGGCTTCCTGTGCTTTGGTCGCCGCCGCAGCGGTTTGACCAAATTCTTTGGCTTGAACACCGGCATTTTTGGCGTCTAACAATTGATTTAGGTGCTGTTGAACTTTTATTTCCAAAGACGGAATGGAATGGATGACATCGCCAAGCGGCGTACCTCGTGCAGAAACTTTTACCGCCGCATCATAATCCGTCGGCCCATTCGACACCGGATCATGAAAAGCCTTTTCAACGGCATCGTTGGCAAGTTTGGCTGCGGTTTGCGGGTTGGTGATAGATTGGAATTGCTTAAAAGTATCAGCGCCACCGCCGATAACAGCACTTGGTACTTTTGATGCCGGCATTTTGCTGAGATCAGCAGAACCTTCCGTGGCCGTGATTTTTTCGCCAAGGCCCGTTGAGAACTTTTCGGCATTGGCCAAAGCGGTTTGATAAGCAGTTTTTTGAGCGGCGCTTAGGTTGGCCGTGTAAGCATTTTCAATTGCGCCCAATTTGCCATAAAGGTTTTTGAACGTAGATGCGTTTACGCCTTCAAAGCCGGAAATGTCGCTTTTTCCATAAGCAGCATCGCCAAAATACCGGCGCAAATTAGTGACCGCTTCAAGCGGTGTTTTGAACGTACGAACATACGTTGTTTCGCCAGGAGCGCCCCCATACAAAGAAGGGGCTTTTATTTCCTGAACATCGTGTCCAAGAGATTTTGCTTCCGCGGCTTGAGCGGGCGTTAGCTCGACCGTTCTATTTTCCAAAGCATCTTGAACCATTTTATAGGCTTTAATTTGCCCAGAAGTCGGCCTTGGAGCCGTTGTGGGTGCTGACACGGGAGACGGATTAAGTTTGTCTTCGACTTCACTCATAAGACTTTTGGTTTCGTGAAGATCGTCAATGTAATTTCCCTTTGCCTCATTGGCCTTAACAACGTCCTGAATTGCTTTTTCATGCGTTTCAAATGCAGCTTTTCTCGCTTTATCAGCAGCGGCGGCGTTGGCTTGAGCGACTTGTTGACCCGGTGCGCCTTGTTCAGACAAATGCGACACCTGACCAACATCAATTGGCTTTGCGCCTTCAGCCGTAGCTTGCGCGGTTTGTTGCGCTTGCGTGGCGCGAGCGCCTCTTGTGGCGGAAAAGGTTTCCGCTCTACGCGCTTGAGTCGCTTCTTTCAGAGCTTCTGCAAGTGCAGACGATCGTACGTCATTAACGGCTTGTTTTGCGGCTGGGCCGGCATTTTTTAAAGCAGACCAAACAGGCGCAGCAGCTTTAAGAGCGCCGCCCACAACCTGACCGCCAAGGGCACCAATTGATCCGCCTTCTACGTCTTTAAGGGCTGAAACAAGCCGTTGATTAGGCGTTGTGGTTTGTTTGTGACCAAGCAGATTTTGAACCAGGTCATATGTTTGACCGCCGATACCGGTGCCCAAACCCGTAGCGAGAATTTCAGTGGCCGCAGATCCAATGCCCACAGACGGAAAAAATGCAGCCGCCGCAACCGGAGCGCCCAAAACAGCACCAGCAATCCCGCCAGCGCCCTGAGCCAATTCACGACCGTGCTGCGAAAACCAAGACGGCTTTTCATCGGGCGCATTTAATTGCGCCAAAATTTTAGGATCAGTGACGGGCTTTAAATCAGACGAATTAAGCTGCGCCAGAATTTTAGGGTCGGTAACTGGTGTCATTGAACCCACTGCCCATTAACTTGGTGATAAGTGACGCCATTAATGACTTTTGTTTGAGTTACGGC